TCCAGTGATTGGAAAGAATGGTACAGGATGCAGCATTTCTGGGAGCCGTATCTTGAGGATGCAATTCATTTTTGGATTAGTCAGTAGGCTTGTTCCAGCCCATGCCCTCGGCGTACATATAGGCCATATAGGAGTCTTCGCAGTAGCGGCAGATTCCTTTGTGGCAGACGCGGTAGTAAGTGTCGCCGCGCTCGTTTTCCAGTTGCTCCAGTGTGAAGCCTTGGCCTAGTTCGGTGGTGTTGACGATCAGGCGTTCGCTCATCTGTACTTGGACATCTCTAGCTTGATGATACGCACGTCGTGATCCATAACTTTGTCGTCTATCTCACCAAGCTTTTTTTGGATGATTTCCTGGTTGCTTAGGAGGTCATCGAGTTTTGTTGGAACTGTATAGACGAGGTAAAAAATACCAGCAGCGGCTGATCCAACAGCTAGGACTGCCAAGCCTGCAACGGTGTCTTGTTTGACGCCGCGCCAAAATCCTGGTTGTGGCTCAGGAGTTGACACGACGCCTTTCTAGGTGTCTGTATTTTAGCCTTTGCCTTGGCCTCGAAGTTTCTTGCGGCCATGATTGGCGCGAGATCTTTTGCCTTGGCCTTGGTTGGTTAGTTTTGGCGGACCAGGCTTGTGCTCGATGCGAGCGGTGCCAGTTTTACTCCTGACTGCCATCTTCTTCAGGTGCAGGTTCGGTGAAATCCAAAGTATCGACCGCTTGGGTTAATACTTCAGCGGCCATTTGGACGAGTGGTGCATCACCACTGACACGTGCTGCAGCGTAACTGTTGATGGCAGCAATCAGTTGTTCTTTGGTGCAGGGCATTAGGCGGGATCCTGTGGTGAGAGTTTAACGTTATTCAGCCCAGGCAGTTGTGGCAAGCGCCACAACTTTTGGATCTTCGTTGGTGAGGTCATCACCAGGCTGCAACACATGGCGGTGATAGGACTGGGAAAGAATCTCACCATCCTCAAGGATGCGCGTTGCCGTACGGACTTGAACTGTGCCAGTGTCGAGAACCTCAATACGGTCAACGACAGTTTCCTTAGCGAGTGCCATTAGGGTCATCCTCCAGATGAGACAGGTTTAGGCATAGTTTTAAGCCATTACGGGCTGTCAATTACGCGGCTTGATAAGTGATAGTGGCAACAAGTGTGGCTGCAGTATCCATAGCAAGAGCCGCTGAAGTGCCATTATTCATGGAGTTGAGAGATGCATTAGTAGCATTAGGATTGACAAAAATGATTGGTACACCAGTAATCGTTAAGGTACTTGCGTATCCAATGGCTACTGGATCTAGGTTGGTCACATTAGCTGTTGTAAATGGTAAACCGCTCAAACTCATGCTACCTGTACCTGTATGAGCTGTCCAAGTAAGGTATAGATAAGCGACTACTGTATTGCCAATTTTTGTGTACCTGCCAACTTGAACTGAATAGGTACCTGTTCCGGCAACCGTCAAACCAGCGATTGCAGGCGTCCACGATCCTTCTTCATAATCATCCAACGTATTTGGATCGCTACAAGCTGATTGCGTACCAGGAAATGTGATGCCGTTTGAGATTTGCAGAACACCGCCATTAGCTGTGCGATTTGTTGTACCAATCAATACTTCGCGTTGATTGTTGATACGCATTGCTTCCGTCGGGCTGCTTGCTCCGTCGGCAGTAGTGGAGAACACTAGGCGGCCTGGCATGTCGTCAGTGCCGGGGGTGCCGTCTACTTCGGAAGTAATTTGAGCAGTATTTCTGAAATTCGTGCCGTCAAAACCGTTAAAGTTGATTTGACCGACCGAATTATTTGCGGCAACGGGCGTGCCAGTCACTCCGCGTTGCAAAATTAAGTTTGCTGCAGCACCTGTCTGCCTAGTAATAGAAAGTGACGATGTTGAACCAGAGTTTCCTTCGATTTGCAATTGAGGCGTAATTGCACTAGCGGCTACATAAACGTTTGCAAGCGCAGTAGACGTGCCGACTAAGAGCCTGCCAGAGTTGTCAATGCGCAATCTCTCTGTTGGAACGCTTGTTCCGTCGGTAGTGGTAGAAAATGTTAAGCGACTAGGGAAACTACTACCAGTCCAATTACCATCTGCTGAACCAACTATTAGTGCGGCAACGCTGCTTTGTGAATCTGCAAAACGAATAAAACCAATGTCTTGTCCACTATTTAACGACGTGCTTCCACGTTGCAGTAGTAAAACAGATGGACCTGTAGAACTGGTGCTATTACCTTGAAAAATAACAGTAGCGTTAGCAGAGGTGGAACTAAGGCCAACTAATAATCTGCCTGAACTATCAATAGTTAATCTATCTGTCGGGCTAGTTGAACCGGACGGCGTGGTGGAGAACACTAGACGGGCTTGGACTGAGCCAACACCAGCTGTCCCATCAACGTAAGCGCCTATCGCTGCACCAGATGAAAAAGCTGATCCGTTATCAGCTCTAAAAGTAAGTGCACCAATAGCGTCATTACTTTGAACTACTCCACGAATACTTGGTGATGACCCACGGCTCTTTACGAAAATAAGTCCTGGAGAATTTATGTCATTACTAAATCGACCTAAGTCAATAGTGCTTCCACTATTATTAACAACCTGCAATGGTGATCCAAAATCACTAAAGTCAGTAGACGTGTTAACTAAAAGCCTGCCTGAGGCATCGACGCGCAGCCGCTCTGAGCTATTTGTTGCTAAAGCGACGGTATTAGCGGCTGGCAGATAAACGCCATTTGTAGGCGTCGTGCTGCTGGTAGGGATAAATGATGCGGCTGTGTTGGTGCCTGTAACGGTGAGGGAACCGGGGATTGTTACAGCTCCGCCACTGCTAATCGCTAGGCGTTGGGTTGAGTTAGTGGCAATAGCAACGCTGTTGGCGCTCGGCAGGTAAATACCGTTTGTTGGGATTGTGCTACCCGATGGGATCAAGGCAGTGCCGGTGACCGTGCTACTGCCCGTTATTGCACCAGTGACGCCCAACGTGGTGCCGATCGTTGCTGCGCCTGTAGTGCTTAGACCGGTCAGGGCATAGGTGCTAGTGAGTTCTGCCCAACTGGTGCCGTTCCATTTTTTCCAGCGGTTGGCAGTGCTATCCCACCGGATGGTGTTGGTTGGGATGTTGGTGCTGGTAGTGCCATCAAACTGAAGCGCCAGGTCTTCGTCTCGGTTCTTCACCTCCGAGACAAAATTGGTATAGGTACTTGTGAGTTGCGGATTGCTCCAGTTTGCGTTTGCCATTAGATGCCTCTTGCGCTCCAGCTAAAGCCGCCACTCACCCGCGTTCCAGAAGTGTCGAAAAGCAGCACCTTGAAGCTGGTGGGATTAGGCACGTCAGTGAAATCATAGACTGCTATAACAGCGCTGGTCGTTAGGGGAGTGACAGATATTGAGTCCACATCTACAAAAGCGATATTGAAATTCACGACCGTTCCGCCGCTATCCGCCGAATTGGCCGTGCCAGTGCCCGAGTCATTACGGAGTTTGGCATCAAGCCGCACGTTCAAACCGGTCAACAGCAGCAAATCATCGCCGCCAGCGCTGGCAAAGTCGTACTTGACCTTGAAGTATTGGAACTGGGTGGCATAGACCTGGCTGAGACCGGCGTAGTTGGTCCAGGGATCGGTCGATAGCTTCCGCACGCTGAGGGTGGGCGTGACCGTGGTACTGCCCGTGACGTTGCTACTGGTCAGGGTTGCTGTCACCTTGGTTCCAGCCAAGACGGTGCCGTAGTCAAACGTTTCTTCATAGCTGCCGGTGGTTTGCGAGGGCATCGCAAAGTAGGGGTAACCAGCGTTGATTTGATCCTGGGGCGTGGTCCAACTACGACTGGTGAAATGCGACTGCCAAGTTTCTGTGGTGTTCACCGTCGCAAGTTGCCCGCCCACATCCGTGACGATGTTGGTTTTGGTACCTGTGAACGTACTGTTCTGGTTGTATTTGAGAACGTAATCAGGTGGCTGATTGACCAGTGCCGTGACGCTGCCCGGTGTGCCGTAGTTGCCAGCCGAATCAATTCCCGCCAACCAATAGGTATAGGTGCCCGAGGCCGTTTCAAAAACGGTGGTGAACTGGCCTTGTTTGGTGCCGATCACAGTGGCGCCTGCCCAGGTACTACCACGCCGCAATTCATAGCTATTGATCGGCAGGGTCTGAGTGCAGTCGTTCCATTGCAGTAAAACGTTGTTGTCGATGACCTGTTGGGTAATGGTTGGTTGCGTCGGTGCCGTGACTGTGACGGTCGTGCTGGCCTCGGTGCCGATTGTGTTGTTCACGTCATAGCCAACAACCCAGAAAGTTTGAGCGCCAGCCCAGTTCACTGTGAGGGTATAGCTGGTGGAATTGACACTACCGAGAGATGTGGCGGTAGCAAATGTTGATCCCTTGCGTATTTCGTAGCCGGCAGTTTCAAGAATGCCCTGCACTGCCGCCCACGTAAGTGTCAAAGTGGTGCCAGTAATGGTACTGGTGATGGTTGGTTGCGGTGGACCGTTAATAGTAAAAGACGCTGAGCCCGGAGTGCCGTAACGACCACGAGGATCAACAGCAACAACCCAGAAAGTGCGACTGCCGCTCCAGTTGCCGCGTAGAGTGTAGGTAGTGCTTTGAACAGTTGTTATAACCGAAGCTGTGGCGTAAGTGTTTCCGTAACGCAGCTCGTAAAAACTGGTGGTTAGCGAACCAGCAACTGCTGTCCAATTGATGATGATGTTGCTGCCGTTTTGAGTTATAGAAACGGTGGGGGCACCTGCGGAGCTAAACGTGACTGCAACTCTGGCTGCGTTGGTGCTGTAACTGCCTGAGGTGTCGTAAGCCTTGATTAAATAGGTGAAGTTGCCGTCATCAATGTAACCTACCTTGTAGGTGGTGGCAGTAACGGTGGTAATAGAAGTGGCGGTTGTCCAATTTGAGCCTTTCCGTATTTCATAGCCAGCAACGTCAATATCTGCAATTGCATTCCAAGTCAGCAGCAAGCCAAGGTCGGGATCAATCGAGTAATTGAAGCCGGTTACGTCGCTTGGTGGGGCGGTTTTACCAAGGGCGTTGATCGAGCCAGAAAGAGCCGTGGTAGAGGATTGTCCGCCCGCGCTCAAGCTATAAATTTTGACCTCAAAAAAACCAGGCGTGGTGTCAAGAATTTCGTAATCTTGTTGTTGTTTTGTAACAGTGGTCCAGTTGCCGGAATCTTTGCGCCATTTAACGATGTATTGATTGATGCCTTGGATACCCTGCCAGCTAATAATAATTTTAGAACGAACTTGAGTTTGGTATGTGTAAAGTGCCTCGGTAAGATTGATATTGGTGGGCGCTGCAGGAACAGCATTAAGGTTGCTAACAGAACGAGGTTGTATTGCAACACCACGCTCAATGTAATCGTATTTGCCGCTGTCATAAGCCAGCGCTGTGATGGCATATTTGCATTGATCTTGTTCTTGAACGCCCAGCACGCGCCAGGTGGTTGTTTTGATGTCTGTGGTTTCGTAAATCCAGACGCTGTTAGCATTGGGCGCCAAGTTGAACGCGGATGAAACCGTAATCACGTTGCCAACAACACTAGATACTGAGCGCGTTTGCACCGTGCCATCGCCAAGAATGACCGACAGCGTTGGACTATTGGTTGCAGTCAAGCCGGTAGCATCATCTACGGTCACTGTTGTTGTTGTGGCCGCTGAGATCCTTCCGCCACGTCTTGCTCCAGCACGTACTGGATCGCTGATTTCAATAATCTGACCAGGGCGAACAATTACGCCAGCTTCAATGGATGCAACAAAAGTAACGGTTTCGGTCGCTTCATAGTTATTTGTATAAAGCAACCAGTCACCCACGCGATGCGCTTGACCGCGTGAAGTACAAGCAAAAGCAGTTACATCGGATTTGATAACGCCATACTTGGCAATTGATGCCGCATTCTCACAAACCTCGTAAGATGTATCTCTTAGGTCAAGATCCATGTACTGAACTACGGCCACGTTTGGCCTGGTCTTTAGACTGGAACCGCTATAGCTGAAACCTTCCTCACTGACATTGGCAAGTGTGAATAGATAGACCGGATCTGCAGGTTTATCTTGTGCAACGGTCAGTGAGCCTGTGCTCCAGTACGGCATGGCGCGGAATACCGAGCACATATCGTTGATAAGTTTGTAAGCGTCTTCTGAAGTTTGAATATTGACGTTGCAAGAAAAACGCGGTTCCGTGCCTCCAAATCCATCATCGACCAATTCTGAACAATACTGACTGGCGGAATAAAATGCCCATTTATCAAGTTGGGTTGCATCAATGTGATTGCCAAATCCGTATCTTGTGCTTGTAAGTAAATCATATAAGCACCACGGAGGGTCACTACACCATTGCGCCGCGCCAAATGTGCCGTCCCAAATGCCAGAATAAATTAATCGCCCAGTTGCGCTATCGACGGTGGCGTTGCTTGGAATTTTGACTTTGATGCCACGAATTTGGTACGAGCGGACGGGAATATTACTGAATTGTTCTGCGTCAATAATGACGCCAACCAATGCTGAGTTGGGGTATTTTAATTTGGCAGAAACAACTTCTGTATAAGAACTCCAGGAAAAAGCATCTATTAATTTTGAGCTGGTACTATCAGCAGTAACACGGATAACTTTGATTTCTACTGGAAACGTACCGCTAAGGCTAATTAAATATTGTTTTTGGTATTGCTGTGAACTGCGACCGTCAATGGTGTCATCAATGACCGTTGTATAACCACCGCCGTTATATTGCACTGCGATTTGAAGTTGCACTTTTGCGCCGGTAATGTCGCCATTGTCTTTAATTGTTTGAAGTTGTGGTACAGTGATTGTGACCCGTGCAGTATCTATCGCAGTATTTGTAATACTACGCACTACGGGAGTATCTTTCAGTACCGTGACGCCGACGCTTATTTCATTTGCAATTTCATCAAAGCCTGGAATGTAATCCTGGGATTGCGTGCCGGTGCGGGTGTAAACGGTGACATTTTCAAAGTTGTACGACTCGTCCGGATTTTGAAGTGGAGTATTATCAATGTAGATGGATTTCAGATCATCTTTTAGGCCATAAATTTCACCTTCACTAACCAAATCCACCAGCTTGGCATAAGACGTGGAAAATAGACTGTCAGCTGTTTCGGTTGGCGTTTTTGATGAGCGGCCACCGCCTTTGCCGCTGCTACCACCAGCACCAATAATCCGTTTCATGCTGCCACCTGCGCGATGTCAATGCCAGCGCTGATTGTGACCGAGCCCACAATGGTTTCGCCGTAAACAACAGGTACAGGCGTGCCTTGTCGGCTCGTGTTTTGAATTGAGCTAAAGCTATAGGACTCGCGTGGATCTGTGTCAGATTTGGGTGTTGTCGGTGTTGGTGTTAAAAGTTGTGCGACGCCTCCAAGGATTAATACTCCTCCTAAACCAAATGCAGCCAAACTGCCACTAGCAGTAAGAGCACCAGTTGCTCCGAATCCACCAAGTCCAGCCCACGCTCCTGCGCCAAAGCTGACAAATGAAAGTGCAACTAACGCTACGCCAAGAATGATCTGACCGACAGAACCACCAGCACCAGCTACCACGGGCATGATCTTGATCACCTGCTGGCCGGCAGGCTCGTGAATTTCTTCCAACGCCAAGTCGCGCTCGCCAAGACTTATCCGAAAGTCTCGCTCAATAATAAATTTTTCGACTGTCGGGAAATTGGTAATCAAAAACCGCACAGCCTCAGCTGCCGATGCCACCTCAGCGCGAAACACGCGGCGCTTGAGGAATTTGGCCAATGCTCCGTAGATCCTGATCTCGCGCATTAGACCACCAATCCTTTGTCAAGTTTAAGCCGCCCAACCCAACCAGTGCACTTCATCAGCCAGCCACCGTAGAGATCCCGACTGCTGAGGCGATTGGGTCCAAGGTGATGCAGCAGCATCTGATCGCCCAGGTAGACGCCAACGTGATTCAACCCAGTGCCTGAAACGCACATCAGCACCGCGTCGCCGGGCTGAATATCCTTTTCGGCCACTTGCTCAAACCCCGCCTCACGCCAGCAGCTTTCAAACATGGGCTTGGCTTCAAACTCGGCGTAAGTAAGTGGTCGTTCCCAGTCGGGCAATACGATTCCTTGCTCGCCGTAATAATCACGCACCAAAGACCAACAGTCGGTGATGCCCCAGACCCATTCGCGGCCAATCAGGGGTGCCTTATAGCCCTCGGGCTTGCACTCGCCCCATGCTTCGATTTTGGGGTTGACGATGTACCAAGGCAAGCCGGACTTTTCGCACGCGACGCGATCTGCTTGCGATGGTGCCGGTGGCGTGGTCGGGTGACTATGCACAACGGCCACGATCTCACCAGCGTCCTCGGCCTTGGCAAAATCCTCAGGATCAAGCGTGAAGAAATTACCAGGCTCGGAGCTGAGGTTGCGGCATGGCCAATACCGTTCGCGGCCTTTGACCACCACCACCAACCCGCAAGCCTCGCGGGGATCTTCGGCTTTGGCGTGCTCCAGAGCAGCAGCGCGTGTGGTGTCGTTCATGTGAAGTAGGTGCCAACACCTGGAAATGAACCGAAGGGTAAGACGTCATCATTCGTGCGAAATGTAAAAGCGTTTGAGACGTCGAACGTATAAGTTGCCGCAGATGGAGACGCGGGCATAAAGTACAACGTTACGGCGGCATCATCTTCTGCAGTAGTCACTGCAGTTGTCAATACAACATTGTGATTTAAGTAGATCGATGCAACGGTTGTATCAATTCCAAACGTACCAAAGACACGCATTCCAGCCGTGATGCTGGATATATCTGATAAATATACACTATTAAAATAAGTATTAAAAGTCCCTGAACGAGTGAAGCTATATGGCCTTGCACTTAGCGTCACCGTATTGCCAACAATGGCGCTAATCGTAGTGCCGCTTGGAATATAGGTGCCAGATACAGGCATCCCCACCAGCAAATCAGAACCAGTTGTAACGGTCATGCTGGAAGCTGTAGCTGATGGTGTTGCGCTTTGCGTTTGAGTAGTAGAGCAAGTCGCAGTTGCACTCATTACCAACGTTGTACTGTTAGTAATCGAAGAAATAGTGGCACCTGATGCAACGCCAAAACCGTAGATTGCTTGTCCTGTTGCTAACTCTGCTGTGGATTCCACAGTCAGTGTGGTGCTTGATTTTGTAACTGAACCCGTTGTGTTAATTGATCCAAAACGTATTTTACAACTGCTGAGTTTTTTGCCGCACACATCAAGTAAAGCGTTACTGATTTTGTTATCGTTTTCGTCGTAATAAGTAGCCTCAGTATAACCACATTCTGCCGAACGATAAACCCATTGGCAGATATTGGAGATGCACTGTCGCTTGGGTGCCCTGACGCCTACTAAGTCAAAGGCAGCAGCAAGTTCAAACTCCACCACATCACGGGTTTCGGCACTTTTGCGGTCGATGTAGTACACCTCACGCGGAAACTCAGCAGTCGGATCGGGCGTGCCATAAGGATTTTGACTCCAAGTTGCGCCTACAAATTGATAATCTGTAGCAGTTGCATTGTTTTCAATCTGTTCTCCCCAGATATAAATACCGGAAGATCCATCGCCCGTGTAACTTGCATTGCTTGCACTTGGACCCAGGCTTGGGGCTACAAAAAGACGAATTGTAGTGCTGGTATCGGTCAATCCACTAATGGCAATTCGATACCAGCCATCGGATTGTGGCGTAACCACGCAAGTTCCAGCAGTAAATGTACCATTGCTTGTTACATATGCAATTGTCCCATCGCTTAAATTGATTGTCGCCTCAATTCTATTTGCTGAGCTGCTGCCATATAGATAAATTCTTGCGTATGAACGTTCTGCTGCTTTTACATAAATACTTCCGGTATAGAAATCAGCAACAGCTGATTTGGTGACAATCTGGCTAATAACATGAGTGTTATTCGTGGTGTCTTCTACTAACTTGTCGGCTGTTAGTTCTCCGTTTGGCGCGTAAGTGGCATTTGCTTGAATACTTGATCTAGTTTTTGTCCATGCTGCTGTATCGAATTGCTCCGACTGTAGTAATAGGTTACGTCGTGCTGGAAAATTTACTGCATCGAGATACCTGGCCATCGTGCGGATGCGCGTGACCTTCGCACCTTCCAATGGCGTGGCCAAAATGATGGCCGTAATGGTGCCGAGGATATTGCTGACACGAATCTTGGGACGCGGAAGCTGGCCATTGCCGCTGTACTCAAAACCATCAGCTTCAATTGGAAATGCTTGATAAGTATTACCAGCCCACACCACGTTGCCATTGGTGCCGGTTGCGTTAGTTCCGGCATGGAACCGGTAGATTGTGTTGCTGCCTTGAATATCCGTGTCAAGCTGCAATTCAAACAGTTCAATAATGGCACTGGGGGCAATGTCCTGCAGCTCAGATATCAAATACAGCCACTCGTCGCCTTCGGCGTAACCGATCTCCCAATAACCAGCTTGAACATACGGCCCTTGTAATGTCATTTTTTTACGCTGTCACTCCTTTCACAACCGTAAAATTGATGACCGGTGCCGCTGCCGTACCTTGTGCAGCTGGCGTGTAAACCGCAATTTGAAACGAACCAGCCGCAACGGATGCAACATAAACAATGTATTGGCCTGCTGTGCCGCCAGACGCATGTGAAAGAACGATCGTGTCTGTGATTGCTACTAACGTGTTTGTCACCGTAAAAACGTTGATTAAGCCCGCCGTAGTTGTAGTGCTGAACAACGTGATGGAGCCGCTCAACTTGCTCAGCGTTACTCCGGTTGTCCTGGATGTTGCTTGGTTAATCGTTCCACCGGCACCAGTTGCGTACCCGACGCCTTGCGTACCACTGCTTTTGATTGCCCCGGTAAACGTAGCCCCGGACAATGCCGCGTATGTGCTAGCAGCTGTACTGGTTTCTAGTTTGTCAGTGTTGAGATTAGTGAAATTGCCATCAACTTCCGCAAATGTCAGAGCACTGCCCTTGCTGGTTCTGGTAACAATGGTGCTCATGGTTCAAAAACCTGGGTGAAGGTTGCCGTAATAGTTGCTCTACTATAATAGGGTATAGTTTTATTCCACTGATAACAGATCCACTTATAACTCGTGGCACTGTCGGGTGGCGTCCAGTCAAATGAAGCTCCATCAGCTGCCTGAGCGTCAAGGAATGTTTCGATTGTGTCGGCGTCTGTTTCGGTCACTTCCCAGGTCAGATTCCACTGCTTAGGGTTTTGATTCAAGCCAAACGAAATTCTCTGGGAATAGCCATCTCCAAACTGGGTCTGGTGTACTTTTGGCTGGCTTGTTTTTTGGGCCCCATAGGTTGGAGCGATGGCGGGAAACGTAGCCATTACAGATCCAGCGTGATGGTGCCGTTAGTTGCAAAATCGCAGCTCATCGTGGCGATCTCGTCCTTGTTTGCACTGTAGGTCGCTCGCGTGATGATTCCATTAAACGTAATGCGCTTTGTGTCGGCTTCTGACAGGTACAGTTCAAACAACGCCAAGCCGGCATCGGATGAGGTGTTTACAGCTTCGATAAAGCTGTTGTTGTCTCCGGTGTAGATCAGGGTGACTGTTCCAGTGCCCGAGATCAGGCCGCCTGCTTTTTTGGAGTACAGGTCGTTAACCTGGGTGACTTCGTAGATCTGCTTTTCGACGCTGATTGTCCAGTCGGTTACTTGTACGATTGCGGCGGCAGCACCACCCGTACTGTTAAATTTTACAGAGCCTTGGTAGCCGTAGTAGTAAGTCATTAGCGGCTATAGAGGAGGCCACCGGGGCG